ATTACATCAAGACCATACTCGATCTCTTCAAGACATCGCAGCTTATGGGCGTTGATGGACCAGCTGTTCGACGAGCTGCTTAGCTTCTTTATGGAGCTTGCACCGCGTCTATCTAGCTCGACATCGACCTTGGTGTTCTCGCTCTCCCCCCTGCACCGACTATGGGTGGACAGATTGTCGGACCAAATGCTGCTGGAAAATATCATGAACGTGTCCGATTTTTCCCTTCCCAACTCTTCAAGCGTGTGGCCAACCGTTAGACCATCCACAGTTATCTCGCAGATTCCATGTGTCTAACCTACGTCCCCATTCGTCCTCGCTCCGATCCTTACGACGTCAACTATTATACCAAATAGCTTGAGAACTACAACTTTGAACGCAGACAGGAAGCTGTCGGTTTAACAGGAGTAACTCGCTGTGCGGTGTATTAGGGAACCGTCCAAGATTGGCAGCATGAGTTGGCTACCATTCCTTTGTCTCTCGCTACTCAATCGATCCTTCGCTTCAGAGACAATGAATCTCGTCGTCATTATTTGATGTTCGACTCTCATTACTATTTGGCAGACTTGCAGCTGACATATAGTGGTGAAGTCTACATTGCTGGTGGCGACTTCCCGAGCTATCCCGGAACTTACTTCCTCCCTCACATGTAAGGTCGTTTCGTCATAGCTCCAGTCAAGCAAAATGGGCAATTCGTGGGTGAAATGAATATGTTCACTTCTTCCTCTGGAACCACCTACAAACATCCTATCGTCCACGTCAATGAGCCTTAACAGCGAATTGATTACGGATGGTATGCCCACATCCTCCATCAATGTCACTCTTCTCAGCTTCTCATCCAGAAGGTCATTTATCCTGAGCCAACATCTCGTCGCGATCTCATGTAGTTAACTCAATGTTCGCCTCAGGCTGAATGGATTCGTCGCCAATTCTCCGAAGATGACATAGCCAAATCTCTCGAGGTACAGTCTTATCTCAAGGAATTCGATTAATACCCGGATTCCTTCGAATATGAATTCGCCTCATCTGAAGTGAGTGTAGTCACTCGCTTCGTCGAATTGACTGGCGATTATTCCAGTCTCATCATGACTCTGACTTATTGTCTCAGTCTTCCTTTCCGACTCTTTAGTATGCTCAAGTTCTATCCTTAATTCATTCATACTTTGAGTCAATCACAAGAGATTATCAAGGAATCTCACATAGATCTTAGATCCATTACTCTTGGAACTTAACTCTATCGTGTGACCCGAGATTCTTTCTTGAATCGATCCCGGCTCAGTGAAATTCGCTTTGGCTGTCTTGCAGAGAGACGCGCTACACTAAATCAAAATCAAGCGCTCTCTAAGAAAGTCATCACCGAATGCGCTACTGCCGATCTTCCTCGTCCCGAGAAAACGAGCCTCAAGAACTTCTTCTAGCATGATTCCGCTTCAATCAAACGTCATCAGTACTTTGCTAAGCCTACTCCCTACATCACTGACATCTCGCCAAAGTACAGTGTTTCGGAATAAGATCATGCTAACAAGCTTCTCATTGCCAATCAAGTGAACAAGTTCTTGGCTGCTCATCCTGAGGCGTGTGTGTGGGATAAATCACGAAAATAGTATGTACCTCTACAAACTTAAGCTATCGTGACCCCGACTGCTTGGAGCCTTATTACTAACGGTAGTTAGTATTAATGGTCATCCAAGTGTATACAGAATGCAATTTATGCTCTGTATCACCGCCATCTTGCTCCAAACATCCGCCCTCACCATGAACACCTCAACAATTTCCAAGCTATGGTGAAGGATTTCTTCAATGATCGCATTCCTACTCTACTTGAGTAACTTAATCAATCATAATAGTACGACTTTCTGAAAATGATTAAGTAAAAGGATTGGGATCAGGGAAAGAAATAAAAATACTATCGCGTGGCTATCGAGCAATTGCAGGGTACCCGGCAGCTGTAAGGTAGCTTCAAAACGATGGTGAAAAGCGGATAAGTCCAATTTGCCTAATTTTAAGTGCCAGAAGATGGCTACTTAAGAGGCATGGATGATCGCCCTCGATAGATTAAAGTTCCAAGCTAAAATCTTTGCGGTCATGCCACTCTCATGCAGTCTATGCTTTGGGCTCCTATCAAAAAGGTGTTCTCATAATTCATCCAAGGCTACGACAAAATCTCTCTTCTTTTGTCTTTCTTAATCGGAACTGCTTCCAACTGGATCGCTATCTGCATTGATGGTTCTGGTTTTGATTCGACTCAAGATGCTGCCTTGATGGATATCGTCTAAAACATCTTCATGATCTTGCTCCAACCGATTTTCTAGCGGTTTTTCGAAGATTGTCGACGACTTTATCCTTCCCTCACTCTCGCCAACAAGTAGACGTTCATCAAATCATTCATTCGAGCAACGACTTTGAACGTAAACTACTGCTTCACATTCATTCCTAACATCGGCAAAAGTCACTAATGGCCTGATGATGTGAAGTAATGTTGGCTTCGCGACTGGTCGAACGAATCTCAAGGTCGGGATTTGTAATATGTTATGGAGAATTACATCTACAACAAAATCAATGGAACTACATTCTCTGGACATCCTACAAAAACCACTTTGGGTAACACTCTCCGCTCAATATGTTATGCTTACTACTACATCTACATGAGTGGAATCGATCGACCTTGGAACAATCCAAACATCAAAGTTCGAGTTGCTGGTGATGACGTGGTTATTTTGTGTGCTCCCGAGCTCGCAAACCAAATCAAGTAATCAATCTCAGCTCTGACTTGCCGTTCCAACAAAGTCGCTAATCCTGCTGGAAGATACGTTGGCCTCGGTCAGTGTGTCAAATAAGTCCTCCTTTCTCCTTGGTACCAAATCGACTTCTGTTCCAAATGGACAAGCGGTACTTCGGCTCAGGACTTTTCCATGCACCGCAATGCTTTCAAGGCTTTAACAACAAAATTGTACTATACCAAAAAGAATCAAATGTTGTTGAGTAAGCCTTCTCTTCATGCTCGTGCTATCTTTGAGTGTATCAAAGCTTAGCATATCTCTCGGAAAATGGAGGATCTTCTTTCTATTCGTGTTTCCAACATGGAGAAAAAAGAAGTTAATCTAGCCATTATCACTCCATAGCACATCAAGGCTATGATTGATACACGAGCATACCAATCAGTTAATCTCATTGGAGGTGATTATAGCTGCGAACGCTAGGTCGACTACCAATGCGGAATAACTTTCTCAACCATTCTCGGCGTCCTCTGGTAGAACAAAATCGACACACCCGAGAAACCTGTCGCAAAATAATAAAATCCGGCCCACTATCCAATCAAGCCTTTTATTTTGCGACCTATCCGATTGAACAGACAACAGGAGATCTTCACCAACATGTATGACGACGTTCTCGGATAGTAAAAATTTTACATTCAGATGAGGGTAACTCGAAGCACCATCAAGAATTATCTCAAACCTCATCGAAATCGCTGATTCTTTTCTGAAAGAATAAAAGCCAAAAATAAAAGCCACAAAGGCACCCAAACTCTCATGTGTTTGACAACGGCTATGAGAGAAACTCGGAAGTAAAAGAGGGGATTTTATCTAGTTAAAAGCTAACCTCGGGTATACATCTACCCACTTGCCAAGTTGTCACCCCCAGGATCATGGCAGAGGGTCATTCTCTGCTGGCACTTCGGTGTCATATAGATGACCGGTGGCATTAACCACCGGCAGACTTATGTCTGTTTAAGGGACCGCAGGCTCTAACTTGCGGCAGTTTTAGAAATAAGACTGTTTAACGGGACTGTGAGCTCTAACTCACAGCAGCTTTCCCAGGGCTGTTTTTAGCGACTCGAAGCGCAACTTCGAGCGGTGTAATAACCGTTTAATAACCCAGAGCGTGGGAATCGCTCCCGATTTTCGAATCGGTTTCTTCGCCTTTCGAGGCGTCTTAGGG